TGACGGTCTCGGTCCAGCCCAGGTCGTTGGGGGTGATGTGGTAGGCGGCGGCCGTCTTGCGCATCATGAACAGCGCGAACTCGCGGTCGAACTTCTTGTCCTTCGGCCACTCGAACTTCGTGTCCGCAGGCATGATCTTCAGCTGGTGCTTGGCGGCCTGGTCGCCGTACAGCAGCGCGTCCCAGTACTGCTGCCACTCCTCCAGCTGCTCCGGGGAGGAGACCTCCACCGGCGGCATCGCGAAGCCCTCGGGCACGGTGCCCTCGGTGAACCACGACAAGAAATGCATCTGGAAGCGCAGGTCCGTGTTCGCGTTGAGCAACACGGCTTCAAGCGGCGCGAACCCGTACGGCGAGTCCGGCTGCGGCCGGAACGGCACGTAGATCAGGTCGTCGGTGGTCAGCCACTTCCACGGGATTCCGTTGACGAACTGCACGTACGCCGGGGCGGGCGAGATCGGGGTGTCGCCCCAGTAGTCCAGGACCGGGGCGATCGTCATGCCGGAGACGACCTTCAGGCCGATGACGCGGCCGAGCCGGTCGCGGCGGCGGTAGAGCGCGCCGGCGTCGTAGCGCAGCACGTCCTCGAGGTACTTGGCGATCCAGGCGTGGAACGGCAGCGTGCCGCCGGGGCCTTCGGGATATTCGACGATCCGCTCGGCCTCGTCGATCACGGCGTCGGGGTCGCCGGTGTAGCCGCGCTTGGCGCTGATCGAGTAGCCGAGGCTGCGCACGTCGTCGATGCGGTGCCCGATGCACATGCGCGCGATGTCGTAGTGGTCGATCAGTTGCTTGAGGATGTCGAAGCTGACGCGGGCGTCGCGGATCGGCCGGGAGACGATGTTGTACCCGGTCGGCATGTTCCAGGTGCGCGGCAGGCCGCCGTAGCCGTTGGACGGCTCGATGGGGGTGCCGGGGGAGAACGCGGAGCCGAAGTTGAGGCCCTGCCGGGTCATGGCGCGCTGTACGGCGGCCGGTACGGGCTCGCCGGCCTGGGCTTTGGCCAGTGCCGTGGAGGATCGGCGGAACCGCGCCGGGAGCAGGCCCATCGCGCCGCCCCCGATCGCGATCAGGCCGCGGGCGCGGCGTCAGTCGTTGCTGCTTGCTGCTGGCGCTTCTTCATCCACTCCAGCCACACAGTGCCCAGGCTCATGCGCAGCACGAGCCGCTGCAGAGCCTGGCTCGCCTGGTCGACCTGGTCGTCGTGTGCGGCGCGCGGGAACCCGGCGGCCTCGTCGATGAACGCGTCCACGTCGAACAGGGCGATCTCGCGCTCGGGCAGGAACACGTTGCCCGCTTCGATGAACGGCGCGACCGCGGAGGCGCGCGCGAACTTCGACTCTTTCGGGTTGATCGCGATGATGCCGGGGATCTTCTTGCGCAGGCTGTCGATGACCGCGGCGCCGTTAGCCTTCTCCTCGACCAACTTCGCGGCAGCCTGCGGCCAGCGACCGCACAGCCCCGCGAACGCGGTCAGGGACTCGGTGAACGAGAGGCGCTTGCAGATCTGGTCGACGAGGAAGGCCTCGGATCCGCGGCGCACCCACACGCCCATGGCCACGAAGTCGCTGCCCTTGGTGTCCTTGAACGCCATGTCGGCGCTGATCAGCACCTCGTCGCACTCGTGCACGAGGTAGGCGTCCGGGCGGTCGGGGTGCTGCGACCAGAGCGGGACGGAGTAGCGGCGCCACCACTGGCGCAGCCACACGTTGCCCTTGTCCGGTGACGGCCGCCCCTGATACAGGGCGAGGAATCCGCGGGAGCCGACCTGGCGGCGGATGCGCTCCCACATGGCGCGGGTGCGCCCGCGGGCCGAGCGCAGCCACTCGCCGGGCTTACGTCCGAGCGGGTCGCTTTCGCCCTTGTTCGGGTCGTGGTCAGCGAGGGCCGGGACGTTGACGTGCACCCACTCGTCGGCGGACTCGGAGGTGAGCAGCTTGCCGGCGAGGTCGTCCTCGTGCCAGCGCGTCATCAGCAGCACGGCCGCGCCGTCGGGGCCGAGCCGGGTCGAGCCGGTCTCAGTCCACCAGTCCCAGGCGGCTTCGCGGAAGGTCTCGCTCTCGGCCTCGTCGCGGCCCTTGAGCGGATCGTCGATGATCATCACATCGACCGGCCGGCCGGTCAGAGCGCCGCCGATGCCCGCAGTGATGACGCCGCCCTCGTGCCCTTCGAGCTGCCACTCATGTGCGGCGGCCGTGTCGTAGCGGACCTTCAAGCCGAGCTCGGGGTGCGAGGCGATGTCGTTGCGGATCGCGCGACCCCAGCGGCGCGCCAGGTTCGCCTCGTAGGAGACGATCGCGATGCGCAGGTCTGGATTGTGCAGCAACAGCCACAAGGGGAAGGCGCGCGAGATGCGCTGGCTCTTACCCTCCTGCGGGGGCATCGTCCAGATCAGGCGGTCGATCGACCTGTCGCGTACGCCGAGCAGGTAGCCGTCGAGCAGCGTGAGCGCTTCGGTCTGTACGATGCGGCGGTCCAGCAGCCGGGCCAGGTCGCCGGGCGTTCGGTAGCGGCGTCGGGCCTCTTGGAGATCGGCATCCGGCTCGGGCGGATTCTCCAGGTCGTCGGCGACCGCTTCAAGCAGCGCATCCACGCCGCCCCCTTGCTACGCAGCGCGCAGGTGCCGTCCGGCGGCGCGCTTGGCGTTCTCGCGCGCCTCGCCGTCCAGACCGGCCTCGTCGAGGGCCGCCTCAATGGCACGGATGACCATCCGCTTCTGCTCGACCGTGATGGCCGCCAAGCGCTCATCGATCTTCAGGCGCGCGAAGTCGGATAGGACCCTGTTACAGCGATCCAGCGCCCGCTCGTAGAGCTGCACGGCCGCGTTGATCTGGACTCCCGCATATTCGGACTCGTACCCGACCGCCCGCACGTCGTCGAGCAGCGAGTCCAGCAGTTGCATCCAGGCCATGACGCGCCCGGCGAAGCTGGCGTATGCGGCCAAGGGGTTTTCGACCGGCCCGACCTTGGGTGCGATCTTGCCGAACAGTTCGCGCACCTGGGCCTCGATGACGATGCCGTCAACCGAGGGCGAGCAGCCTCCGTGCAGCTTGCAGGGGCCGTACCCGACATGATCGGTGCCCCATCCGGCTGGCCGGGTGCAGGTGCCCTCGCCCTGCCGCTTGTTGGCGCCGCAGTGGCGACTGTCATGAGGGGTGGCCATAGACACCACCTGTCATAAAGGGTCAGCCCTGCGGTTCTTCCAGCACGATGACGATCTCGCCGAGCTTCTCGTGCCCATCCTCGTCGAACTGGAAGTGTCCAGCCTCGTCCAACGTCACGTACTGCGCGCGCAGCGCGGGCCGGGTATCCTGCGTCCACACGGACGCGACCTGCCGCACCTGCCACCAGTGGATACCTGCCTGGGCCAGCAGCATCTGCGCAGCGTGCTCGGGGATCAGCAGGCGGCTGATGTCGACCTGGTGCCCGTCGGCTGCGGGGTGCTTGGGCCGCACGGGCGGGGTGTCGCTGCTGGCGCACTGGCAGTCGGTGAAGATCGGGCAGTCGGGCCGGTGTGCGTGCACGCAGCGTTCAGGCACGGGTTCGCGCCGGTCGGCGTGGGTGAAGTGCAGCGGCGTGGCGCCGTCCCGGCGCAGGCACGGATCGGTTCCGCCGGCGCCGCAGGTGCCGCACGGCTCGGCCTGGGGCACGGGGTGCTCGCAGAACAGCGGCACGTCCTCGGCGCAGTGGTCGCAGGCGTACACGGACTTGTGCGCGATGCCGTCGATGGGCTGGTGCGCGAGGGGCAGGGCGACGTACTCCTGCTCGGTGGCGTGGCGGGCGTATGCGCGAGTGGCGGCCCGGCCGACGCCGTTGTTCTCGCCGGCGCCGGGGCAGCCGCTGTTCATGCAGCGGTGGTGTCCCGCGCCGCGCGGGGAACAGGCCGGGCACTCGTGCGGGTCGTGTGGCTTGACGGAGGCGTATGGCAGCGGCATGTCGCCTCCGTCGGTCGGTCAGGCCGCCCCGGGGCCGGGCAACTCGGGGCGGCCGGTCTGTGGTTACTCGGTGACGCCGGGAACGATCGGCCGGTGCGGCACGCTGGGCGCCGGCGTCTCGGCGTTCTGCTTGAGCACCAGGTGCCAAAGGTCCTCGGGCGTGACGTAGCCTTCCCAGCGCCCGTCGTCGTACAGGTGCCATCCGCCGAGCGCGGCGATTCGGTCCGCGAGGGTGGCGCATTGCGCGTGCTTGCCGGACGCGATGTAGGCGCGCAGCCCCGGCATCGGGATGTGGAAGCGGTGCAGCGCGATGGCGAGGTAGTCCAGGAACGAGTACGGGGTGCCGATCTGGTCCCGTGCCGCCGCGGCGACTGCGGAGCGGTACCGCTCGGGGCAGCGCAGCCACGCGACGGCGTTCGCGTCGTACTCGGTCAGCGGCGCCTCGTGCGCGCCGCCGGGCTCGGCCTCGACGATGAACACGAGCGGGGGCTTGCCGTCGCCGGTCGGCACGACTTCGCTGACGACGAACGCGTGCTCGTAGTTGGCGAAGCCGTCGCCGTTGAGCCACTGGCCTACGCGGATGCCGAGGCCGACCGCGCCGCGTATCTGTGTGAGGCCGATGTCGCCGGGCTGGGGTTCGTACATGCCGATCCCTCCCCGTGCTGGGGGCAGCAGTGCCGCCGTGTGCGGCGGTCGTTGGTCTGGCCGGTGGCGAAGTCGACCTCGGTGAAGCGGGCGCAGCAGCAGCCGAC